GTAGGTGTTCCATTAACAAAAGACAATTGTCCAGATGATATAGTTCCACAATTTAACAAAATATTAAGTGATATGAAAAGTGTAAATGTGCAACATAATGATATTAAACCAGGAGAATTGTTAATAGATAATTCAAATAAAATATATTTATGTGATTTTGGGTGGGGCTCTATTAATAATGAACTGGGGTGTGGTATAAATATTTGGAATAAAACAAATAAAGATAAGCCATATGGTTGGCGTGATGATTCTACAGCGCTAGAACGAATGGATTTATCTATATGTGATGAAATACATTTATTAATTGATTGGACAAATTATTTTCAAACATTAGAACCACTTATTAATAAATCTCTTAAGTTAATTGAAACAATACATTTAGATAAACTCCAAAATAAACAGGAAGTATTATCAAAGTTTTATAGAAAATATGTTGATGACTTCAGAGGAGAAACTCCTTTTACAATATATATTGTTCGAGATACAAATCCAATTTATGAATATAGGAATACATCAAAAGGACAGCATAAAGTAAATATTAATATGTTTGATAGAAAATGTTATCTTAGACAAATAACTGGGGGTGGATATAAAATACATGCTACTGATAACATACAAGAAACAAAATATAATTTACAAGTTTTAAATTTATATAACAAATATTATAAACAAAAAGAATTTTCTGAATTAAATGATGTATTTTCTGAATTAAATAAACACCCAAGATTAGAATGGTTAATAACTCATAATTTTAATAAATTTGAGGAAGAAGATGATATAGACTTTTTAACAAATGATTATTATTATTTTATGAGAATATTAGATACTATAGAAAGACCTAAATTAAATTATAATAATGGAGTATCTAATGGTGGTTCAAGTGTAAGAAATTATATAAAAGTAAATAATAAATATAAACCAATTGATATTAGATATATAGGAGATAATTTTTATGATAAACAAATGCAAATAGATATGTTGTCTAGTAAAATAAAACATAATAATTTTTATATACCAAATGATAATCTATATTTATACAGTTTAATATATCATTCTATTCTTCATAAAGATAAAATACCAAAAGAATCTCTAGAAGTATTTAAATCATATAAATTAGCTGATACACAATTAAATAAAGAAGATTTAAAAGCATTATTAGATGTGTTTATGAAGGAACATAATTATAATTACGTAAAACCAGAATCATCTGTAAAATGGTTTATATCTAATTTATAATTTCTAATCTAATATATATATTTTAGAACAAATGGATTTACAAGCTAGTACATTATTACTTGGTTCTCATAAAGGAGTACAATATAAACAAAATACAAATATAGATGAATTTAATTCACGTATAGGTGAAAGACAGTTTGCGGATTCAGCATTAGAACCTAACTTTGATATTAGGCCAGTATCAACAAAATATGCTCATTTTCCAATTTTAAATGGACGTAAGCCAATTACAGAAGAAAGAAAACAATATACAGATTATAAATCTTCTAACAATTTCACTCCAACTGTATCTAAAGGTCCAGTATCTGGATACATGACAAATGTAGATACTGAAACAATCTTACGCAATCAACCATTCGCTTTACAAAAGGGTTTAGGACAAGATATATATGTTCCTTCTTCGAAAAGCGATTTATATAATGTTTCAGTAGTATCTCGTCCATCTAATCAACCTCATCTAGGATTATTTGATAAACAGAATTTTAGCAATAGACCTCACCCGAATGTAGCGAATTCTTCAATAGGAACAGATAAATTTTTTAATCATACACGCACTCAATTACGTAGTGATATGTAAATAATACAATTGATTCTTTAAAATTATATAATGCTTTATTATATAATTTAATAAACATGATACAATATATAACATCAATACTGAATTCAAACAATAGCAATCAAGCCACTTATAAATGGTTATTAACAATAGCTATAGTATATGCTGGTGTAAAATTAGTAAATACTTCAAAGACCCCCTTTACTATAGCTGAAGGTTTTAATCAAAACAAACCATATGTGTATAAAAAAGATGAAGATATATATGATGAATTTTATTCAGAAGTATATGATATGTTAAATAATACAATCGAAAGGACTGATAAAGAATTAGCACATATGATACGTTTAACATCACCAGATGTTAATAATAGTGTATTTTTAGATGTAGGTAGCGGTACTGGATATACAGTAGACTTATTAAGAAAAAATGGCTATAAAGCCTACGGTGTAGATAAATCTAAATCAATGATTGAATACGCAGAAAACTTATATCCAAAGTCAGATTTTATAAACAATAATGTAATGGATTCCATGTTATTTGAACAAGCATCATTTACTCATATTTTATGCACTAAAATGACTTTGTATCAAATACAAGATAAATTAAAATTTTTGAATAATTGTTATAAGTGGATGATACCCAACGGCTATTTAATTTTACATTTAGTAGATAGAAAACGTTTTAACATTATAAAACCACGCGATGATAATGAAATAAAGTGGCAACCTTTTATAGAACCAAAGAAAAAACGAATAAAAAAAATAATTTCAGAATATGAAGATTTTAAGTACAAAGCAGCATACAATTTTCCAGTTAATTTAGAAGAATCACCTATATCAAGCTATACAGAAACCTTTACTGATAAAGTTACTAACAATATAAGACATCAAGAGATGGTTTTATATATGGAAGATATACGTGAAATTTTAAATATCGCAAAAAAAGCTGGTTTTATTTTCCATGCAAAAGTAGATATGGAAAATGATATTGGTGATGATAACCAATATTTATATATTTTAGAACGACCACATTAATTTTATACAGATAATTCACATAATTTATTTACCAAAATATATTAGATTTATGATTCAATATATTTTTTCTTCATTATTTTTTTTGAGTTTATTACTATTCATATATATAAAATTACGATATCCTTTTTGGAATAATCAACCAGTATTTCACACATATGACTATTGGAGATACTTTTATAGTATTCCATTTATTGTATATAAATATCGTCCTATAAAAACAAAATACTGTGATTTTCAACAAATAGAAACAATATCATATGTAGATTGTACAGATTATAATAAAAAACAGCTTATTAATTTATTGCAATGTTATTATATTCCATCAGAACGAATATTACATAAAATAACAAATGATGAATTAGATACTATATTTTCAGGAACATCTGAGCCTTCTTATATTTCTTTATTTTATGATAAATTATTTCAAAATAATAATGGTGATACAGAATTAATTATAAATCCAAACGCATCAGGTTGTGTAACATCTAGAGCATTTAATATGTTTTATCGTCCGACATTATCAGAATCAACATATATAACTGAAAATATTTATTTCATAGACTATTTATGCGTTAATAGAAATCGTGATATTACAAAATTAAATCGTATGTTATTACAAACTCATGAATATAACCAACGAATTCAAAATCCAAATATTAAAATATCCTTGATAAAAAAAGAAATAAACTTATTTGAAGGTATTATTCCAATAGTTAAGTATAAAACTATAACATACTATTACGATAGTTTAAAGCCTTTTACCTTACCTCAACATTTTATTCTTTCAAATATAGATAATACAAATTTACATTTATTAACAGATTTTTTATATAATCAAACTCATACAATATATGATACAAAACCTTGTTTATTTGACTTATGTATTTTACAAAATGCGTCTTATTATAATTCATTAATAAAAAAGGGAATTATTTATATTTATTGTTTGCGTAACAGAGAACAGATACATGGTTTTTATTTTTTTAAAAATACTTATACAGAATATGATGATATGGAAGGCGACTCATTGCAGTTATACGCAAGTATCATGAATACAAGTAGTAGATTATTATTTTATAATGGATTTCATAATAGTGTTTATCAAATATTAAAAAATAAAAATAATTTCAAACTATTAACTATAGAAAATATAGGTCACAACACATTATTAATGCCTTATTTGAGTAAGAATCCTGTTATTTTTAATAATAATACAGCATATTATTTATATAATATGGTATATCCGCGTTCTCCATTATTACCTGAAAGATGTTTATTTCTAATATAAATATTAAAATACAAATATTTATATTACCGTGTATATTTCCCAGCTCTTGCGAAAGAATCTACTACAAATATTACAAATACACCTAAAAATGTATATAATAAAAATTCTTCTGTAATATTTTCAGTTTTTTCATTTTGCTGTTCTTCTAGCAAATGTATCATGTAATTTATTTTTTCCATAAGTTGGCTATCTCCATTTGAACTACTTATACCCATCTTAGCATAATAAGGTTCATTTATATTAGATTTCGGTGGTTCATAACTCTTACTATAATTACTTAAATTAGCAGTATGTGTATCATTCGCCCCATAATTATATTTAATATCTCCTAAAATATTTGATGCGGCAGAACCTGTATTAAATTTTGGTAAAGGAGGAACATGTATATTATTATTTTGAACAGTATTATAATCCGAATTTACATTAATTTCAGGAGGAGAAATAGGTTTAAAATCACCCATTTTATCATCTTGCGTATCTAATGATGTAATTTTATCTAATAATTCAGTTACACGAGAACTACGTTCATCAGATGAACTTTTAAAGTTTTCAATATTTGTTGGAATTTTAGATTCACTGTTATATTCGTTTATATGCTCTTGTGGTTTTAATTTTACAGTTTTTCTTATAGAAGGAATCCTTTTTTTATTACTAGATTCGTCATTATTCCAATTTGATGCTGTTGCTATTAATGACATAATATTTTTGAATATACTTAAAAAATAAGTAGATAATAATTTTACCTATAAACCTAATAATTTATATGAAATAAAAAATATAATTATATTTATATTATGAAATCGATTATAAATACAACTGCTCAATTTATACCAATTATTACTATATTTTTATTATTAACACAATACAAAGGTTGTGTATCATTTAGTCATACGATTTTAGGAAAAATTGTAGCATTATCCATAGTATTGTTCTATATCAAAATAGATAAAATACTAGGTTTATTTGTATCTTCATTATTGATATTATTTTACCAAACAGATTGTTCAGATAATATGCTAAATATAGAATCTTTTGAGAATATTGAAAATGAAGAAGATAAAGAGGAAATAGACCCTGAATTTGCTGAAACAAAATCTGCTAAATCATGTGGTTCATGTACAGTAAAAGATATTGAAACATTTGAAAACTTTAATACTGATGATGAAGTATATATACCAGCTAAACATGGTGATACAGAATTTAGAAAAGAACATTGTGTAAATGGACAACTAAAACATAAAGATATGAATGTAAAAAATGAAATGGCACATCACATTTATCCCGAAATAAAATTTCATAATGATTATTGTAATGCATGTGCGCCAACTTGTCAATATTCTATAATTGA